CGTTGGGTGGCCGTAGTGAAGAATACGAAATGAACGAGCAACGTGTAGCTGAGATTGCTATGAAGCAGGGATGGAGGTTCTCACCGAGGCTTCAAATTCAATTGTATGGTAATAAGTGGGGCACGTAGTACTACATAGGAGAAACAGATGAGTTTTTGGAAAAAGATTACCGGACTTGAAAAAATTGAAAGAGAAAGAGCGATTGTCGAGGCTCGGCTTGAAAAGGTAATGGAAGATGTTACCCGAGCGGCAGCCGAAGAGTTTGAGAGAAAACAAGCTCGTGAAGAGGCAGCCAAGGAAGCAGCAGCCGAAAAAGAAAGACTTGATAAAGAAGCTGTATTTAATGCGCTAGACCCAAAAGCCCAAGCAACCCAAAAAGGCGAAGAGTGGGTTCAAGTACTTGACACCCACGTAAATAAAGACAATATCAGAAACGGGTTTTTTGAACTTGATTGGAATGAGTTTTTTATTATACGATTAAGAGCAGAAGGATACGGGCTTGACGCTGATCCAGAAGAAGAGATAGTAGATCGATGGTTCCGTGATATTATTTTTAATATGCTACAGGAGGACGGGTTAGCCACAGACAGAGGTTACGGTTATATTAACGTAGAGCCGATCAGTAATAACAAGTCGGAGGTATCATGACATTCATTTTACTATTCTTATTAAAGGTCTTGTTAGCACTAATGGTAATTGCAGGCATTTTTGCAACAGCAATTGGTCTGCTAACACTGGTTCAGTTTACTCGCTCTAAAAGTCTGCCAATGGATAAGAGTAATAGAATTAACCATATTAGGTTATGGTGGTTTGTGTTAACTCGCCCTGAACTTTTTGTAAACGAATTTCCTTGGCTTAAGAACGACGAGCTCGACAACACCAAGAAGGACTGATCATGGAAGTAAATTCACTAAAGCCAAGTACGAAATTGAAACCACGCGGGTACTCATTGGGTACATGGACCGTGCTTGATCAGCTTCCGGGCCTGCCTGATAATAGAATGCCTCTGTTGGAGGACGAGGGTAATAGATTTACTTTTGGTGTAGATTCCAGACTGCTATCTATTTCGCGTCGATGTGATCTATTTGAATGGGTTGAGCAAACGTTTGAGCCGAACTTATATAAGATTACAGGAGAATTTAAAGAGTACATTTGGTTTGAACAAGAAAAACACCGTACTCTGCTAATTATGAAATGGAGTTGACATCCAGTAACCTATATGCTAAAATATACTTTAAATGAAACATTAACTGGATCTTTTTCATGAATAAGACTTACATATTAGTAGACACTGCTAATCTTTTTTTCCGTGCGAGACATGTTGTACGCGGCGACATTGACACAAAAGTCGGCATGGCACTACACATTACTTTAAATTCTGTAAAGAAAGCGTGGACTGACTTTAACGCAGACCACGTTATTTTTTGCCTCGAAGGCCGCAGTTGGCGCAAGGACTTCTATGCTCCTTACAAACGCAACAGAGCAACAGTTCGGTCAGCAATGACTGCACAAGAAGAAGCCGAAGATACTGCGTTTTGGGAGATCTATGAAGAGTTTACTAACTTTATTAAAGAGAAGACCAACTGCACTGCTATCCGTCACCCTAATCTTGAAGCAGACGATCTTATAGCGGGCTTTATTCAGCTTCACCCCGACGACAATCACGTTATTATCAGCACAGACGGTGACTTTGCTCAGTTGATTGGACCCAAAGTACGGCAGTACAACGGTGTGGCTAACATGACTATTACACATCAAGGCTACTTTGACGAGAAAGGCAAGGAAATAATTGAGAAGAAGACTAAAGAGCCAAAGCCTGCTCCGCATCCTGAGTGGCAGTTGTTTGAAAAGTGTATGCGAGGTGATACTAGCGACAATGTGTTTTCAGCATACCCAGGCGCGCCTAAGAAGGGTACTAAGAATAGAGTCGGCTTAATGGACGCCTTTAACGACAAGAACTTAAAAGGGTATAATTGGAACAATTTAATGTTGCAACGCTGGACTGATCATGAAAAGGTTGAGCATAGAGTACTCGATGACTACAATCGCAATGTGATATTATGTGATTTATCAGCACAACCGGAAGACATACGTGCTATGATTAATGAGACCATTAACAATATTGAAACTAAAGAAGTCACACAAGTAGGAATGCGATTAATGAAGTTTTGCGCCAAGTGGGATATGCAGCGAATTGCAGATCAAGCACAATCCTATGCAACTGCACTAAATGCAAGGTATATAAAATGAAACTATTGCCGTTCGAAGACCAATTAGAGCTTGTAGAAGCAGCAGCTAATGGAATTGCTGTATCGGTTTTTCTTAATGTCGATGATTACGAGGCGCAATATCAAAAGAACTACTTTGCGACGCTAGGATTCAACGGAAAAGAGAAGTGGAAGACATGCACTATATTGTCTGAAATTAAAAATATGCCCGGACATTATGTAGTAGTAGGAAATAACAATCAAATAGTCTGCGGGCTACACGGTGATATTTTCTATGTAGAGGACGAAGAAGCAGACGAGGAGTGGATTGATTAATGACAACAAAAGTTAAAATGATTATTAAAGACAAGTTCTGGATTGTTGAAGAAAATGGCAACCGAATCGGTACGCTAAGCTTAAACGACGATCGATACATGTTTAGCAACAAAGTAGAAACATGTTACTTTGACAACACTCAGCAGATTAAAAAGAAATTTGGTTTCAACATTACGTGGAGTGACAAATCTAGTTCAGACGATAATACGAATGATGTGAAACTCGAAGCATACGGGTATCCTACTAGCGTTGCGCCGTTTAACCGCATCTATGACGTTAAGCGTCACTTGCCTTTATTTACAAAAAGCGAAAAGTCTAAAAGTATGTATTGTGCAGGGTATCATATTATAAAGTTTAATAAAGGGTGGGTTAGAAGTTTTTGTCCTAAGCTTAGTACTGTCGAACAGTACCAAACAAAAGGTCCCTTTAAGACAGAGTTCGAAATGAAGCAGGAGCTAATCCGTGCAGTCAATTGAGCCGTTAAATACGATGCCTATACAGCAGTTTATGCAGCAGGTTAAATCTGCCGATAATAGCCGAGCAAAAGAAGTAAAGATGGACATAATCCAAGCAAAGAATCTTGCGTTTACACTAGGGGCAGTAATGGCAAGGCTCAATGGCGACCTTGAGAAGCTAATCACAGAAAGTAAAAGCAACGACAGTGCTGTATTACAAGTACAAGTGGACGGCGGAACCAGTTGGAAGTAAACTGCACAGATATCACTAATACGCTAAATATATACGTAGTTAATAAGGAACCACGTATATGTCACGACCTAAACCAACAGTCATACTCGAAAATATAAACAACAAGACATACCGATCAGAGCAAGTACTCGAAGCAGAAGCAATTTGGGCCGTGTTTTATCAGGACCGGCCCTTTAATTTAAAAAGCTCAAACGCCCTTACAAACTACCCTGGCCCAAAATACAAAAAGACTAGTTTTTCAAATCCAGGGCACGCCATTAATCTTGCAAAAAAACTAAACGACTTATTTAAGTGTTGCGACTTTTCTGTGCACAAACTAGCGTCAGGTGAGAAAGTATGTCCATGAACTGGAAAGAACTATACACTAAAATGTTTTTAGCTGCTCTAGACCAGAGTACAAACGAGCTAAGCGTTAAGCAACATATGTCTCTGTGGTGGCAGAACACACGAGTTAAAGAGATAGGTGGACTGAGACTAACTGAGCAAGGTATGGACGTGTTGACAGAGATTGGGTTACGCACATACAATATACCCTACCCGCCCGGAATGGCCACTACTACTCAAATAATAATCTTCCTAGATCACTTTATTGAGTGTCCGTACTATCTCACCAGCAAAGGAGTTATAGTCACGAACGAACGGAAGGCAGTGGAGCTTACTCTATTTTCGGGCGACATACGCAAGTACGGAATGATAAAGGCTATGAGTCAGTCAAAAAAAGAAAAATAATTTTAAAAAAAATAGTTGACATTGTTGCTAAAGATGCTATCATGTTTAAGTGCGTTAAACAAAACGCGAACGAAACTAAACTAAACAAACTATAAACGACAAAGGTATTACACCGTGGCCCAAGCAGAAAC